TGCTGTTAAAGAAAAAGGTTTAAGTTCATCTACTTTGGTTGTAGCGCCTGTACCTGATGCTAACTACAGCGCAGAGCTAAACTATCTGTTCAAACCTAATTCACTAGTGACAGATACAACTGGCACTTGGTTATCCAATAATGCTAGGAATTTACTTTTATACGGTTGTCTTTTAGAGGGCTATACCTTTATGAAAGGCGATCCTGACATGTTTCAAGTATATGAAGCGAGATATCAACAAGAACTTGCAAGGCTTAAAAATAGAGCTGAGGGTAGAAGTAGAAGAGATGAATACCGTTATGACTCTCTAAGAAAGCCTGTAACTTAATGAATGACATAACACAGCTAGAGGGTAAGCATATTGCAATCGTAGCCTTAGGTAAGAGCTGGCACGATTACAACATAGCAAAAAGCCACGGTACACAATTTGATGAAGTTTGGGCTATAAATGCTGTTGCTTCTGTAATTTTTCATGATCGAGTCTTTATGTTAGATCCTGCCTCAAGGTTCTTAGACTCAGATGACGCTGGTGGTCAAACTGAATCTATGCGCAAAGTTCTTACAAATCATACTGGTCCTATCTATACTTGTGAGTTAGATAAAAGATGTCCTGGCTTAGTTGAGTATCCTATCGATAAAGTTATGCAAGCAGGTAAATCTTCTTACCTAAATAATACTGTGGCTTATGCGGTTGCTTTTGCTTACATGTGTAAGGTAGCAAAGATATCATTATTTGGTGTTGATTATAGTTACAAAGGTAATCTACATTTTGCTGAACAAGGTCGTGGTTGTGTGGAATATTGGTTAGGTAAACATATGGAAAGAGGTGGTAAGGTTGTCATTGGTAGCACTTCTAGCTTACTAGATAGTAATGAATGTGCTGAAGATAAACTTTATGGTTATCACAGGTTAGATGATCCTTTAGTAGTTTTACAAAATGCAGAGGGTGAATTGATTTCTATGAAAGCAAGTGAATACAAACAAAGACTTACACCACAACCTGAAGCTCAAAAATTCATTTCAGGCAGACAAGACCCACCTGAACCGAAAAAATGGTAAGATAAGTTATGGCTATTACATCAACATTATGTACTTCGTTTAAAAAAGAACTTTTACAAGGTGTTCATAATTTTAATCAAGCCAGTTCCCCAGACACTTTTAAGTTAGCTCTTTACTCTAGTACAGCTTCTTTAGATGCAAGCACTACAGCTTTTACTACTAGTGGCGAAGTGACAGGTACAAACTATACATCAGGTGGTGCAACTTTAACTTTAAAATCAGGCACACCTACAACAGATGGCACTACAGCAGTTGTTGATTTCGATCCCCTCACTTTTTCAAATGTCAGCTTGACAGCTGCTGGAGCCTTAATTTATAACTCTTCAGATAGTAATAAAGCTGTTTGTGTGATAAGTTTTGGTAAAGATGTAAGTGCTTCAGCAAGTGATTTTACAATTACATTCCCTTCAACAGGAGCTTCCAATTCTATAATTAGGTTGGCATAATACTGATATGGCAACTTTTGACAACGATTTAAGATTAAAAGAAATAGCCACAGGTGATGAGTCAGGCACCTGGGGTACTTCCACAAACACAAATTTATCATTAGTAGCAGAAGCTTTTAGTTTTGGTACAGAAGCTATTACCACTAATGCGAACACCCATACCACAACAATAGCAGATGGTGCTACAGATCCTGGTAGATCACTCTATTTAAAATATACAGGTACACTTGACAGCCCTTGTAGTATTACCTTAGCACCAAATACGGTTAGTAAGGTATGGTTGATAGAAAATGCAACTAGCGGTTCTCAAGATATACATATTGGCCAAGGATCAGGCACTAGCGTTACTATACCTAATGGTAAAGTTGTAGCGGTTTATTCTGACGGTGGAGGCGGCTCTGCCAATGTAGTATCTGCCTTTTCTGATTTAGAGATTAAAAATAGTTTAAGAATACTTAAAACAAGTCCAGGCTCTTTTACACCTACGGTAGGTGCGACTAATTTAATTATTGAAGATAACAACGATTCTGGCATATCTATCATTTCAGGAAATGATTCGACAGGTAATATCTGTTTTGGTCATAAAGATGATCCTGATGAAGGTAAAATATCTTATACACATGATGCAGATGATTTGATGACATTTACCGCTGGTACTTCATTTGCTTTTAATAAAGGGTCTACCAACCTTGTTAAAATTCAAGGATCTACTCCTACTGTTACCATAGGTAACGGTACAGCAGAAGACACAAAACTACTGTTCGACGGTAATGCGGGTGATTTTCATGTAGGTTTAGATGACTCTTCCGATAATTTAGTTTTAGGTGCTGGTACTACTTTAGGTGCAGAGCCTAGAGTTGAAATAGATAAAGATGGTGGTGTCAAAATAATATCTGATGCACCTGTAAACGGACAGTTGCAACTGTCAGATATTGGTGACAATAGTGATCATGGAATCTTAAGACATGATTCAGGAGTTCTTTCGTTAATATCAACACAAGCTGCTGATACAGTAGGATCTGTAGCAATAAAAGGTCAAAGCACAAGTGGTACATTTACCTATATTACGTTTGCTAGTTCTGGCACGACGACCGACAAAGATATAGAGATTACTACATCTAGTGCATCCAAAAGCATCATACTAAGATCACCTAATGGGTCCAGGTTTAGAATTACAGTAGACAATTCTGGTAATTTAGCAACAGCCGCAGTTTAATGTATAATTAATTTAATAGGAGAAGAACTATGGAAGAAAAACAATTCTTAATAACAGCGTTACAATTAATTGATGTCTCACTCGCAAGAGGAGCTATCAGGGGTGAAGAAGTCAAAATAGTATCTCAACTAAGAGATTATATCGGAAATTCTTTGCAGAAGTATCAAGAGCAGATTGCCGAACCAGTAGAAACCCTGGCGCAAGAAGCTGAAGTCGAAGAGGTTGAAGAGGAGACTGAAGACTGATGGAATATATTATAGTCCTAGTCATGGTGGGTATTATAGGATACTTATGGGTATCTAAAAATAAACCTGAGTGGCTAGAAAAATTTAAAAAGTAAGTGGCAAGAAAAACAGCAGCAGATGTCCATCTCGAACTATCTGTTCATCAAAAAGAGAGCGAAGAGAGATGGAAAACTGTTTTTAATAAATTTGTTGATATAGAGCTCGAGCTGAAAGAGCTTCAACAAAAAGTCTCAGGGGGTTTGACTACACTCATAGTTTTATTAGTAGGTTTAATATGTAGTGTAGTCGCCTTATTATTAGAGGGAATTATCATATGACAACAGAAACACTAGAACAAAAGGTTAGTCACCTGTTAAGACTACATGAGGGGTTTGTCTCACACGCTTATGAAGACTCAACACCTGAAAAATATCTCACAATTGGATACGGCAGATTAATAGATGAAAGATTAGGAGGCGGTATATCACAAGAAGAAGCTGAATATTTGCTAAATAACGATATACAAAACTGTATCAAAATATTGTCTGCACAAATACCTGTCTTTGGCGAGTTATCCGAAACAAGAAAAATAGTTTTAATTAATATGTATTTCAATCTAGGAAACAGATTATTTAAGTTTAGTAATATGTTATCTGCTATACACGAACAGGATTACGAAGAGGCAGCCAAACAAATGCTTGATAGTAAATGGGCCAAACAGGTCAAAGGTCGTGCTAACGAGCTTGCAAGCATGATGAAATCAGATATCTTGCACATATAATCTTACATCTAGCTTAAATACATACAACGAGATAGAATATCTTTAAGTTATGGCTATTAAAAAATTAAGCTTTAAACCAGGTGTAGATAGAGAGGGAACCGCTTATGACTCTGAAGGAGGCTGGTTTGATTGTAATTTAGTTAGATTTAGATTTGGCAGACCTGAAAAATTTGGTGGTTGGCAAAAAATCACAACTAACACGTATCTAGGGACTCCTAGAGCATTACACAATTGGATCAGCAATACAGGTGAAAAATATCTAGGTATAGGCACACATCTAAAATATTACTTAGAATTTGGTGGTAGTTTTTTTGACATTACGCCAATAAGAAAAACTTCTACAAACTCTTTAGGTTTTTCAGCAACTAATGGATCAAGCACTATAACTGTAACAGATACTGGTCATGGTGCGATTGTTGGTGACTTTGTCACAATTAGCCAAGCTGCTTCTTTGGGCGGCAATATAACAGCGGCTGTACTAAATCAAGAACATCAAATAGTAACAACACCCGACGCTAATACATACACTATAACA